CCAACCAGAAACCCTCCCAGTACACGGTTGGGACCGGAGGGAATCAGGAAACGGTGAACGTCACCCAGGACGGGAACGGGAATACGGAGACAGAGACAAAGGCCTGAGGATGCCTACGCAGACGATAGCCCCAACCACCTATACGGCCGGAGCCGTCGCAGCGGCGGCTTCGGTTGTTGTGGTGTCCCGGAATACCTTTCAGCAACAGATGAGGGCCGATCTGGAGGAGGTGTTCTACAATGAGGAGGAGTTTGCGGAGCTGGGTGGGATCACTTGGCGCTACGCTGACGGGTCCTCCCAGAGTCTCCCGGCGATCTTCGATGAGGAGCACGCGGGGCAGGACATAGATACAGGGGCTCCTGCTATCCTCTCTGAGCCCCAGATACACGTTCCAACGCATCTATTCACGGGACGGCCGGGAGAGGGAGACTCAGTGGTGATACGGAACCGCCCATTCAGGGTGAAGGAGATTCTGCCGGACGGGACCGGGGTGAGTGTAGTGACGTTGTTGAGGGAGTAACGCGCGATGCACAAACGGCGATACATACGCGATCGAGTCGTCAAGCTCCTCAAGACGGGAATCCCGATCCTGGGGACTGATCCGCTTCAGTATATGAAGTTGGACGTCGGTGGGCGGGTCTACGCCCAGCGGCCGGAACCGCTGTTTGATACGGAGTATCCGATCGCGCTCGTGTACTTCGCCTCGGAGACAATCCGTGATATCTCAAGCGCTCGGGACAAGATGGATCGCACCGTGGACATGAACGTGGATCTCGTCCAGATGATGAGGGAGGGGATCGACGATGAGTTGGATCGGTTGGCTTGGCAATCTGAGATAATCCTTCTCGCGGATCATACGCTCGGGTTGGATGAGGTGAATTGGATAGAGCTCCGCACGGTTATACCTTATCAAGATAACGTTGACGGGGAACATCCGCGCGGGATCACCCGGTTGACTTTCGCGGTTGATTACTGGACTGAGATGTATATGCCGGGAACGTTGAATGAGTTCCTGAGCTTCGGTAAGGAGATCACCGCCCAGATCGGGGACGGAGCAACTGCCGAGATCGATCAAACGATAAGGAGCCAATGATGAGAATCAAGCCCAAGACCCCGCGAACGATCGTGCGCGATCCGATCACCAAGCTGCCTCTCCCAGCGAAGGGCCGGAATGTTCCCAACAACAGCTACTGGCGCCGCCGGATCAAAGCGGGGGATGTGTTGTTGATACCGGACATAGAGCCCGCACCTCTGCCTCCACCTCCGCCGCCTCCACCGCCTCCCGCTCCGGAGTTCACGGGTGACGAAGCTCCGCTGGAGGAAGATGAGGTGCGGATCGATGAAGGACCATCCACGTTGGATCTGGAGGAGGAGGAGTCCAAGCCCAAACGCAAGAACAAGAAACGCAAACGGAAGTAACAGCCAACAACTCTCAACAGGAGGGAAGTGATGAGCATACCTACCAATCTGCGAGCTCCGATCCTTGCGGTGGAGTTCGACAGCAGCCGTGCCTTCCAGGGTCCGGCTTTGCTGGCGTACAAGGCGTTGCTGGTCGGCGGGAGGACGGCCGGAGGGTCCGTAGCACAGGCGGTAATCACGCGGATCACGAGCGCTGACGAAGCCGGGGAGAAGTTCGGGGAAGGCTCCCAGCTTCACAACATGGCACAGCGGTGGTTCCAGAACAACAAGTTCACCGAGGTGTATGCGTGCGGGCTCGATGATGACGCGGCGGGAGTCCCCGCAACCGGCACGTTCACGTTCTCCGGGACGGCGACGGCGGTGGGAACCGTCTATGCGTACATTGGAGGACGGCGCGTGACGGCGGCGGTGGATTCGGGAGATGCGGCGACGGATGTAGGGGATGCGCTGGCGGCGGCGATCACGGCGGATACCTCTCTCCCAGTGACGGCAGCCAATGTGGCGGGAGTCGTTACCTGTACGGCGAAGAATGATGGTGAGCCGGGGAATGACATCGACCTGCGAGTGAACTACAATGAGGGAGAGGAGCTACCGGCCGGAGTCTCTTGCGCCGTTGTTGCTATGGCCTCCGGAGCGACCAACCCGGATATCCAGGACGTGATCGATATCCTGGGCGACGAGTGGTATCAGATATTTGTCGCCCCGTATACCGACGCGACCAACCTCACGGCGATCGAAACCGAGTTGTCCGATCGGTTCGGTCCGACGGAGATGATCGACGGGTTGTACTTCGCGGCCAAGGATGACACACTGGCGAATCTCGCCACGTTCGGGAACGGCCGGAACAGTCCACACGTGGAGACGGCGGAAGCGACAGACGCCATCAGTCCGCCGTATGAGGTAGCGGCCGCGATTGCGGGTCAGGTCGCGGCGGAAGGTTCAACCGATCCCGCGCGTCCGTTCCAGACGTTGGAGCTCAAGGGGATTGTCCCCGCCCCGATCACCGAGCGCTTCACCTACGTGGAGCGGAACAGTCTATTGTTCGACGGGATCGCTACGATCTACGCGGATCAGGCGGGGAAGGTTCGGATCGAGCGTTGTATCACGATGTATCAGAAGAATGCGTCACAGGCGGATGATATCGCCTATCTGAACGTGAACACGCTCCTGACCCTGATGTACATCCGTTATGACTGGCGCCAGCACATCCTCACGAAGTATCCGAGAGCGAAGCTGGCGGATGATGGCGTGCGGGTTGCGCCGGGACAGTCCGTCATGACTCCCAAGACGGGGAAGGCGGAAGCGTTGGCGAAGTTCCGTCAGTGGGAACTCTTGGGGCTGGTGGAGAACTTCGACCAGTTCAAGAACGATCTCGTGTGCGTTCGGTCGCAGAGTGATCCGGATCGGTTGGAATGGACGTTGCCGCCGGATCTGGTCAACCAGTTCCGTATCGGCGGCTCCACGATCCAGTTCCTGCTCCAGAGCCCGGCCGCGTAAGGAGGGGAGATCTCGATCGACGTTCGTGAACCGTACACTCAATAGAGGAGAGGCACAATGCCCAACAACAGACGTTCTGGCACCCTGTTCGTGAAGGTCAGCGGCACGCAGTACGATGCCAAGGGAAACTTCACGTACAACATCGGCTCTCCGAAGCGTGACGCGATCGTGGGAGCGGATCGCGTCCACGGTTACAAGGAGCTGCCCCAGGTTCCCTACATCGAGGGAGAGATCACCGACGCAAGCGATCTCGATCTCGCAGCTTTCACCCAGCTCAAAGACGAAACCATCACACTGGAGCTGGCCAACGGAAAGGTCTTCATCCTCCGCGATGCGTGGTATGCGGCGGAGGGGAATGTCCAGACCGAGGAGGCCAACATCCAGGTCCGGTTTGAGGGGATGAGCGGGGAGGAGGTCCCGGCTTAATCCCTACCCAGCGCCATAGCTCAGACAAAGGAGGCAGCATATGGCCGAGCGCGTAGCAGTGGTAACACTCAAGCATCCCGTCAGTCACGGCTCCGAGGAGATCAAGGAGCTTGTGGCTGAGCGGCGACTCCAAGCAAAGGACTTCCGGGGGATCAAGTCAACAGAGATCAAGTTCGATGATATGTTGACGATGATCAGTCGGCTGTTCGCCATCCCTCCCTCGGTGGTCAACGAGTTGGACGTGGAGGATATGATGGCGGCTTCGGAGGTCATCAACGGTTTTTTCGGGACTTCCCCGAGGACTGGAGAGGAGCAACCTACGCAATAGCGTACACGTTCCATTTCCCTCCCGAGGCGATATTGGCGATGGATGGAGAGGAATTGAGGTACTGGGTGGAGGGAATCAGCTGGATCACTAAGGCGCTCAAGAGGAAGTGATGGCTTTCAGACTCCCGGCAATTCGTATTCCGATACAGGGCGTGGATGAATTCACGAAAGTGATGAACACCACGTCCAAGCGTATTGGTTCCATGGGTCAGAGCTTGAAGCGTGCGGGGCGCTCGATGACTCTGGGGCTGACGCTCCCGGCGGTTGCGCTCGGGATCGGAATGATGAAGACGGCCGGGGACTTCCAGATGTCGATGAATCGCGTTCGCGCGATCACCGGCGCTTCCGGCGAACAACTTGAGCAGCTCACCGGACAAGCACGACAGCTAGGTGCCACCACCCAGTACACCGCCTCTCAGGCGGCGGACTCAATGGGAAATCTGGCGTTGGCGGGTTTCAAGACCAACGAGATACTAGGCGCAATGCCTGGAACGCTCCAGTTGGCTGCCGCCGGTCAGATGGATCTCGCCCAAGCGTCAGATATCGCCGCCAGTATCCTCCGGGGCTTCGGATTGGAAGCCGGGAAACTCGGGGACGTCAACGATGTGTTGGTAGCTACCTTCACGAACACCAACACCACGTTGGAGGACCTTGGGGAAGGGATGAAATACGTTGCGACTATCGCACGCTCTATGTCCATCCCAGTGGAGGAGGTTTCCGCTGCGATGGGGATCCTCGGGAACGTGGGATTGAAGGGCTCGATGGCGGGGACGGCGCTCAGGGGTACACTATCCAAGATCGCCAACCCTGCTCGTGAAGCGGTAGCTGTTCTCAATCGGCTCGGAATCCGCCGTGAGGATATTCTCGATTCCAAAGGTAACGTCAAGTCATTGGTCGCGGTCGTGGAGGCGTTGGAGAGGTCCGGGGCCGGTGCGGCGGATATGCTCGCTATCTTCGGGCAGCGTGCTGGTCCAGGTATCGCGGGACTCGTGGGACAGGGTTCTGCGAAGCTCCGCTCAATGACGGAGCTTGTGAAGAACAGCGGAGGGATCGCGGAGCGTGTCGCAAAGATACAGATGGAGGGGTTCAACGGAGCGCTCCGGAAGATGATCAGCGCTCTCCAGGAGATGGCGATCGCAATCGCTGATAGCGGAATCCTAGAGTTCATGACGAATCTCGTCACCAAGCTGGCGGACGTTTTCCGGCGTATCTCCGAGTCCAACCCAGCGTTGTTGAGGATGGGAGTGATTGCGATCGCGGTAGTGGCGGCGATCGGTCCGTTGCTCATGGCGCTCGGCCAGATAGCGATCGGGATCAGCCTCATCACCAAGCTCCTCGGCAGTAAGTTCCTTCTCGGGGTTCTCGGGAAAGTTGGAGTGGCGCTGAAGAGTATGGTATTGAGTCCGGTGGGTCTCATCATCGCAGCGTTCCTCATCTGGGCCAACGTGATTCGGCTCGTGGTGGAGCATTGGGAAAATCTCCGCGATATGTTCACGGATTTCAAGTTGTTCAAGGATACACTGAAGGTGATATTCGGCGGACGGGTCGGACCTTCAGAAGCAGAGCAGAGCGCGGCGGCGGTAACTGCGAGAGCTCGGGGATTGAGCGTGGAGCAGGTGATGGCGGAGAGATCCGCAGCCGAAGGTACCTCCAAGACCCAGGTGGATGTGAACTTCCGGAACGCTCCCGAGGGGATGCGGCCGGAGATCATAAGCGGCGGCAACGTGAATTTGATGACAGAGTTGGGCCTGTTACCGGCCGGAGGTTGACCGAATGGGCTGGCGCGACGAATACCAACAGGCAAGTTTCCGGGGCGTTCCGTTCTACGTGAAACGCGCCGCAACGGAGTTCGGCCGTCGCACCCAGATTCATACCTTCCCTAATCGTGATGTTCCGGAGGCTGAGGATCTGGGCCGTAGGCCACGGGTCTACGCTATCGACGGCTATCTGCTGGGGGAGGACTTCTATGAGCAAAAAGACACGTTTCTGCGTGCCGTAGAAGCACACGGGCCGGGGCTCCTGGTCCACCCCTACTACGGTCAGCTGTTCGTGGTCTGTTCGCGGTGTAGAGTATCGGATACAACGGATGAGCTCGGGATCACGCGGATGGACTTGGAATTCACGGAGGCGGGAGAGGAGTTGGAGCCTTCCGCCGTCGCCAATCCCAAGTCTCTCGCTGATGCGAAGAAAAAGAGTGCACTGGCGGCGGTGAATGATGCATTCCTCCGTGCCTACACGCTCGTCAACAAACCTCTCGCAGAAGTCAACAAGCTCGTCTCCGCGATCGATCAGGGAACGGCGCTGGTAGCGACGGCGCGGCGCTCCGTTGCCAACGTGGCGTCTTTCCAACGTGAGATACTAGGGATCGGGGAAGATGTGAATGCGCTGATCAACAGCGCGGTCGATTTGGCGACAGAGACGTTGAGCGTGTTGACCTTCGGGACATTCCCGTTTGAGGGTGAAGTGCGCGTCACCTCGGATACCGCGAAGCAGATGTTTGATGAGATGAGGCTTCTGTTTGACGGTACCGAGGAAGAACCCACCGACGATACCAGCCCAGTGAAAGCCTACAATGACTTACTCATCAACGCGGCGGTAGTGACGGCGGGAGGGTTGATCCCGGAGGTAGAGTTTGATAGCCTTGAGGAGCTCCTGGAAGCTGCCCAATTCGTTTATGACAAGATCGACGCGATCGAGGATTCCGGGATCGACGACACGGAACTCCTGGAGGGGTTCCAGGATATACGCGCGGCGATCCGTAATGATATTGAATCGCGGGAGGACCGACTCAGCCGGTTGAGTGAGGTGACGTTGCCCGACTCTCTCCCAGCGCTCGTGTTGTCCAACAATCTCTACGGAACGATCGATCAAGAACAAGACATACTCCGCCGCAACGGAATCGACCATCCGGGATTCGTGGATGGGCTTCGGCCAATACAGGTACTGATCAATGTATGACGCGATCAAGATACAAGTGGACGGGACGGACTACAGTGGTTGGAAGTCCGTTACTGTACAACGCTCGATGGAGGCGTTGACCGGCCGCTTCACTATGACCACGGTCGATCGCTGGGCGCTGAATGCGGAGGCCTGGACGATCTATCCAGGGCGCTTCTGTCGCGTTCTGATAGGAAGGGATACAATACTGGAGGGGTACGTGGACAGTGTGAATCCCTCTATCACCAAAGACAGTCACGAGATCACCGTGTCCGGCCGGGACAAGACGGCGGACCTAGTAGATTGCGGGACGGCGGGACGATGGACCAACTTGACGTTGTTACGTCTCGCTCAGTCAATGGTCGATCCGTTCGGGATCAATGTAGTCTCTGAGGTGGATCCCGGTCCGGCGTTCGAAACCTTCAGTGCTGAGATTGGAGAGACGGTGTTTGAGGCGCTGTCCCGCGCGGCGCGGAAGCGACACGTGTTGCTGTTGACGGGGCGGGTGGGCAATCTCGTCATCACAAACACCGGTAATACTTCGGCCGGAGATCGTCTGGTACTCGGAAGCCGTGGGAATATCCTCAGCGCCTCCGGGGGCTATGATTATACGGATCGGTTTTCTCGCTACACCGTGAAGGGGCAGAGCCGGACGGTAGGAAGTGGATGGGGCGCGACTACTATCAGTATCAAGGGCGAAGCCGATGATGATGAAGTGATCCGGTATCGGCCGAAGTATATCAAGGGTCAGGGAATTGTTACGGTGAAGGACGCCCAGAACCAAGCGCGATGGGAAGCGCTAATCCGCGCAGCGAAGTCCTTCAAAGCCACGGTGGAGGTGAGCGGATTCCGTCAATCAACCGGCGATCTGTGGGAAGTGAACTTGCTAGCTGATGTGGACGTGCCGGAGCTCTTGTTGGCGGGACCAATGTTGATCTCCGCGATTGAATACCGGCAGAACGATCAGGATGGCTCTATCACTTCGATGGAGCTCACGCGGCCGGATGCATACGTGGATGAACCGCCTCGGACGATCAAGAAGGTCCGAAACTTGGGATGGATGGTGAGATGACGCTGATAGATCAAATCAACCGCTTGCTTGCACCGATCCGAGCTCTCCTCAACTCAATGGCCACGAAGGGGAGCGTGGATACGGTGGATGACTCCGGTGCGATGCAAGTGTTGAAGGTTGTAACTGGGGACGGAGAAACCCTGGACCGTCTGGAGCGGTTACAGCCGATGGGGCTCACCTCCGTTCCTCAGAACGGCGACGAAGTGATAGTGTTGGCGTTGAATGGAGATCTGGAACACGCGATCGCCGTCCAGGTCGGTGCGAGCTCCCGAAGACCCACAGGACTCGCGGCCGGAGAGGTCGCCGTGTGGCGCGATGTTAGCAACAAGATCGTATTCAAGTCCAACGGTGATATCGAAATGTACGCCTCCGGAGACAATATCAAGATAGGTTCCACCGTAAAGAAGCTCATCAACGAGGAGTTCCAGAGCCTCTTCAATAATCACGTACACAACTACAACGCGGTATCCGGAGTTGGTACACCGACCGTGGGATCGACGGGGAAGCCGGCATCATCTACGGGGACCGGCGCGTTGGATACGGGATCATTTCCCGCCGTACCTCCCACGGGGCTCCTCGGAGACGGATTGACCGACACGCACAAGACGTCAAAGACACAGGCGGAGTAAGATGGCGACAGGCTATCAAACGAACGGCGACATCAGAATGGTCTTTGACGCCCAAGTGGGTTACGGCGACTTGGTGGAGAAGGATCATGATCTGGAGCGCGATCCGGGGCTAGAGACAGCGGTGATTGTCTCGTTGTTCAGCAATCGGAGAGCAGAGGAAGGCGATGCGCTCCCGGATCAGGACAGCTCACGAGAGGGTTGGTGGGCGGATTCGCTGGAAGGCGCGGAGCCCCACGGCTCCAAGCTGTGGCTCCTCGGGAGAGAGAAGATCGTGCCTGCGCGGCTCCTCCCCAGAGCTCAGCAATACGTGAAGGAAGCGCTTCAATGGATGATTGATGACGGAGCGGCGAGTGAGATCAACGTCACGGCGACTCGTTACAGTCGTGATACTATTCGGATAGCGATCGAGGTTGTACGTCCGGAGATCGATCGTCCGGAGTTCTACACCTACTACTACAACTGGGTGGAACAGGCGGCAAGGAGCGGATGATGGCTTACGAACGACCAACCATTGATACGATTGTCTCCAGGATTGAATCCGATATGGAGAGCCGGTTAACGGGGAACATCTCGCTGTTGCGGCGGGGGATTCTCCGCGTTCTGGCTCGGGTGTTCGCTGGAGCAGTCCACATTCTGTACGGATATCTTGAGTATCTGTCGGAGCAGCTGTTCGCCACGACAGCGGAGCTCACCTATCTGAATCGGATCGGTCTGATGTTCGGGGTGACGCGCAAAGCGGCGTCATTCGCGGAGGGCACGCTCACGTTCGATGGCGACGACTCTACGGTGATCCCCGAGGGAACGCGTGTGATCCGGGAGGATGGGATTGAATACGAAACCACCGAGGAAGGGACGATCTCCGGCGGTTTCGTTGAGGTGGACGGAATCGCAGTGGAGGCGGGAACCTCTGGGAACGCCTCTCCCGGACAGACGGTAGATCTCGTGGAGCCGATCGTTGGGGTAGACTCGGTAAACATCACCACGTTGTTCCAGGGAGGGGAGGATGAGGAATCTGACGATGATTACCGCGCACGTATCCTCCTCCGCATCCAGACTCCCCCGGCCGGAGGGACGGCGGCTGACTTCGTCCGTTGGGCCAAGGAGGTTTCCGGCGTGGACAACGCGTGGTGTTTCCCGGCGTTCCCCGGTCCCGGACAGGTCACCGTAGTGTATAAGGGAACCGCCGCGATCGCTACAGTACAGGAGTATCTGGAAGCGCGGATGCCGGTGACTACCGATCTCACGGTACAAGGCACAGACGATTTGGATGTGGACTTCCAGATCGGTATCACCCCGAACACCCAGGCGTTCCGCGATGCTATCACTGCGAACCTTACTCAGCTGTTTGAGGAAGTGGCGGCCCCTGGCGAGAATATTCTCATCAGCGCCGTTCGGAACGCGATCAGTACAAGTGGTGTAGACAACTACGTGATCTATATCATAACGGTCGATGGTGGATCGCGGCCGGTGAACAGCGATATCGTGTTCGAGGATTTTGAATACGGCGTATTGGATGATCTCACTTTCCTGAGTCTGTAGATATGATAGGAACGTTCACGAGTGTAGACATTTGGGAAGCGGACTTTGTCTGGGAGAGTTTGTATTCTCCGTTCGCTCCCGCGTCCGGTCAGGGGAACAACTACGATCATCTCAAGGCCATACAGCGGTTCCAGCTGTTCGACTACTTGAAGATGCTTCGGAAGCTGTTGCCCTTCGGACACATCTGGCGGTTCCCGATCGGAGAGCCGAGCGACTATGGCGAGTAACAGCACACTGGGGCTCCTGTTGTCGTGTTTCGCCGGGGAATTGAAACGGCTAGAAACCGACGTGGTGAAGGTACTCAACAACGCCATCCCCGGACTCTCCGAGGAGCTGTTGCCGGAGTGGGAGGAGGATCTGGGGCTCCCTGAGGACTGTTTCCCTCCGGACCAGACGCTCAAGGAACGCCAAGACGCAGTTCACGCGAAGTACACCGCCAACTACGCCGGACTCACTGAACAGTTCTTCATCGATCTCGCCTATTCCCTCGGAGCCACGATCGCAATCCGCTACGGGGGGGAGATTGGAACGCCGTTCCGCGCGAACGGCCCTGTGGACATTGAGGAGACGCGCGTGGGACCGTTCACCCCAGCGAGCAATCCGGCGGGGCGCGTATGGAGCGTGGCGCGGTTGAGCGTTTGGATCGTCGATATCCGGGACGATCAGCCGAATATCGAGACCATTCAGTGTCTGTTCAACAAGTTGAAACCTGCCCATACAGTCGTTGAGTTCAATATCTTCCCGGCACCATAGAGGGGGACGCAATGCACAGGACAATCGGAGATAGCTACGGGACCGAGAGCGGCAAGAACATCTTTCGTCAGGAGAGCCCAGGGACCTACGATGCGACCCAGGTGACGTATGACTCGATGAATGCACTCCAGGAGGAGATCGCCAACGTCATCACGGCGGAAGGCTACAGCCTGAATGCTGCGTCTGAGGGAATCTCGGAGATGATTCAGCTCAACACCGCGATCAACAAGAAGGTATCCGATGAGGCCACGGCGCGGGATGCGGCGATCGTCGCCAAAGTCCCGGACGCAACTCATTACACCTCGGTGAGTGGGCAGAGCTTCTGGACCAACGTCGGAGCGTTGACACTCGCGGGAGGATTCCACGCCCATCTACAGAAACTAGCAACACCGCACCTGGCCGTTGTATCCGTACATATGAGGATTCCGGCCGACGTATCCGCCTACAACTGGGTGGCGTGGGAGCTCCCGACGGCGTTCCGCCCAGCGTATCAAGCGGCTCAGCCTTCGGGAGTCGTTCCGGCGATGGGGATACTGTATGACACGAGTGAAACGCCGGAGCAATCGGATATGCCGATCAAGTTGTACGCGGCGGCAATGCGAGCAACGATCTCCGCTTCGGTCCGAAACGTGGTGATGTTCTCGGGAGCAGAGTTGTTGTCGGAGAACTTCGACGATCTCCCGGCATCAACGGTGTTCCCTCTGAAGTCCACGGGTGACTTTCACTACGTGGGGGCTTCATTCCTGTACGATCTGAACAGCTAGGCACGTGATGACGGAACAACATAGTCACCCGGAATACGCCTCTCACGGAGAGGTGAATTGCTTCGGAATACGTATCAACGAGATGGAACGCGATCTCGGGGAGCGAGTTGCCGTGCAAGAATCAAAGACAGAACGAAACGAGGAGGACATCACCAAGTTGTTCACGCTGGTAGGGGAGAATGCAAAACAGATGGGAGCGGTTGAGAAGTCTCTTGCGGGACTCTCGGGGAAGATCGCTGGAGTGGTTGCGGTGGTTACAGCTTTGGCTACGGTGCTCATCGAAGTTGCCAAACACTTCATCGGGAAGTGATATGATCGAGCTCCCACAACACTATCGGCCGACGCATTTCATTGCGCAGGAGTTCTTGCCGCCCCGAGAGTTCAACCAGTGGGGCGAGCAAGGGATGTATCTGTTCATGGACATCCGTGTCCTTATCACGGCGGATCGGATTCGGGAGTTTTTCGGGAAGCGGGTGACGGCGAACGATTGGAAATGGGGCGGACGGTTCCGCAACCGAGGATACCGGCCGGACAACTACTACGATCAGCAACAGCTCTCCGCCTACAAGTCCGGTTCCCAGCACCGGTTCGGTCGCGCTCTCGATTGTACGATCGAGGGAGTGACCGCGACGGAGGTGCGGGACGTCATCATGAATCACCAGGCGGAGTTCCCGTGGATCCGGCGGCTGGAGGATGACGTGAACTGGGTTCATTTCGATGTGGCCAACGTACACCACCACGGCATCCATCTCTTCAAACCATAGGAGGCGAGCATGGGCAAGAAGGTGAAGCTGGGGTTCATTGCGAGGATCGCCAAGCGTGTCCTCGTGCCGCTCATCCAGCGCAAGCTGAAGGATGAGGGGGTGAAGGGCAAGCTGGTCGATACCATCAACAAGCGTGTCAACCTCCCGAAGCTGACAGAGGCCGAGGAGGAAAAGCTGTTCAATCAGCTGTATGACGCACTCGTGGAGGCCATTGGGGCCGTCATAGACGATCTGTAGTTCCCGCAGCCATCGTGCTGCCTCCGGGAGCCGGGGCAGCCACCCCTCGGGGTGGTCCCGGCTCCTTTGTTTTCCGCACAGGAAATTGGGGCCGGCGATCTGTGTTTCCTTGATGCTATCAACTATCTGTAAAAATCTGCTCACGGTAACTGATACAATAACATACAGTTATACGGATCGCCCGGACTTTCTGTAAAATAGTTCTTGAAGTTTGAACAGGCGCGCAGTATAATTAGAGTGTAGAGGAAAGGAGGCGGACGGTGAACCGGAAGATGTGGGATCATCTCACGGACGTTTTCCGCCATATGGAGATAGCATGAATCTCATCATCACCGATCCGGGGATTCGGGATCGGGTCCTCGGCAACCTGGCTTACGCCGTTGTTCATAAGGGGATGACTCTGGACGGAGCGCGGGAAGCGCTCCGCCGGAGCTCCGAGGGGAGAGGAGTCTTCATGAAGCACGAGATCACCACCAACCGGGAGTTCTTCACCGGCGGTCACGCCGTCTTCACGATCAGCAACCCTCGCGGCGAACACTATACCTACCGTATCCAGAAGGTCAATAACACCGGCTTCAACCGGATTTATGGCCCCAGCTACTTTGTTCATCTTCTCACCGGTCCCGACAACACCAGCTCCTTCACCTACCTCGGAGCGTATCGGCCGGACGCGGGGAAACTTCGACTCACAAAGGGCTCTCGCCTCCCAGCGGACAGCAAGCCGGTGCGAGTGTTCGATTGGGGAGTGAGTCGTGTGGTTTGGGGCGGGATGCTGCCGGTGGGATACATCATACAGCACGAGGGGCGCTGCTGTCGTTGCGGACGGCGCTTGACGGTCCCGGAGAGTATCGAGAGCGGGATCGGTCCTGAGTGCGCCAAACGCGCAGAGAGAGGAGGTTGATATGGATTGTCCGATCTGCTACTCCGACGATCACACTGTGCTTGGGCGCGGGGACGGTCGATCGGAGTGGAGGCGTTGCCGGCGGTGCGGTTCGACCTATCTACACAATCCCGATCGCACGCCTCAGCAGGGCATTCGTAGAAAATCTGCGGACGGTAACTGTACGGAGATCAATGGATAAGGGGAGAGACGCGAACGATTCAAGAAAAGCGGCTTGACTTTCGACGGGACGCACAGTATGTTTTATTCGGCTCACTTAACCAACAACCGAGGAGGCACGCATGAAACTCTCCGTCGCCCAGAAGGCGGAAAAGGTCCGCATCCTCACTTGCGGACTGGACACGGCGTCGGGCTCCGTCGCTTGCAGCGAACGCACCAACGTGTTCGCTCGGGCTCTGACCCCTGCGAAGGGCAACAAGGGGAAGCAGGGCATGGAGGACGAAACGGATGGAGTGATCGGGTTGTGCGGAGCGGACGCGGATACCCCGTGCCGCTACCGGGGGGACATGACGATCACCGCGCCGTTCGTCTTCAATCCATTCATTCCCGAGGAATGATCCGCGCGGTCCGCTTTCGGACTGTTGTGGCTGACCCTCCCTGGCGTTACCGGAACCGTTCAACCGGCGGAACGCATCGAAGCGGCGCGGCCCAACAGTATCGGACGATGACAACCGAGGAGGTGAAGCGCCTCCCGGTCCCGTCGATCGTCGCGGCGGACGCATTGCTGTTCCTCTGGGTCACTGTTCCGATTCTCAACGAGACGCTGGGTGTGGTAGAGGCTTGGGGATTCCGGTACAAGACAGCGCTGTTCTGGGACAAGGAGCGCCTTGGGATGGGCTTCTGGTTTCGGGGCCAGGTGGAGCTCTGTCTGGTCGGGGTTCGGGGCCATCCGCGTCCGTTCGGCTCCCAATCACGCAATATCATCCGAGAGCGATCAAAGCAACACTCACGCAAGCCGGACCGATTCTGGGAGATGATCGATCCGGTGGCGCCAAGTCCCCGAGTTGAACTGTTCGCGCGGGAGGAGCGGCCGGGGTGGGAACGTTGGGGTGATGAAGTCCAGAGCACAGTCCATTTACCTACGGAGGTAGTACGATGAAAGCAACGCGTGACTATGGGCCTTGCACCGCTTGCAAGAAACCCATAAAGAAGGGGGATGACTTCGCAATCAAGGGTGGTGAGTTCTACCACGCCAACTGCGCCTCGGGGAGTGCTCCGGCGGAGAGCTCTACGCCTTCGGCCGGAGAGTCCCCGCCGAAGTCCCAACCGCGCCGTCGCTCCCCTGCCCAGGGCTCGGGGAGTGCTCAGGCTCCGGAGAGCACCACCACCGCCACCGCGTCGAAGCCGAAGCCCCGGAAGCGGTCCCCGGCTCAGAAGCCGGAGCCGAAGGCGAAGCCGAAGAAACCACCCAAGCTCCCTCGCCAACAGAAAGCCACCAAGAAGGCCAAGGAGCCTCCGGCCAAGCCGAAGCCGGAACCCAAGGCCAAGACCACACCCGCCGCCACCAAGAAGGCCAAGGAGAAGCGCGGAGAGAGCGCGTGCGGGATGGTAGTCCGGCTCCTCTGTGAGCAGAAGTGGACCGATGAGGAAATACTGAAGAAGGTCGTGGCCTCGGGATCGACGCGCTCCGAGAAGTCCATCAAGAGCGCTATCAGCATCAACCGCTCCGAACTCAACCGGGGTCGCTTCAAGCTTGCGCGGGAGAAGTTCGGACTGAAGGACGGGGCGACGATCGAGCGGATGGTGCGCGTGGGCCGCGCGAACGTCCCCGCCAGCAAAGCGGAGGCAGCACAGAAGAAGGCAGCAGCGGGAAAGTGAGCAGCGGGAAAGTGAGCAAGCGTGCCTCCGCTCCCGCTGCGGAGCGGCCGGTGAGGGCTCCACTCGCGGGTTCTCACCGGCCCATACTCCGCGCTCCCCAGGTCCAGATGCTGAGCTATATGTATCAAGTTCAGCACGCGGCTCTATTTGTGGATCCTCGCATCGGTAAGACACTCCCCGTCTGTATGCGCATCAAGCAGTTCTGGCCTCCGATCGGCTTCTGCCTAATCGCCGGACCATATAGCTGTCTGTATGGTTGGGAGACTACGCTGAGATCAATCGGGGAGGAAGATGTAGTGTATCTGATCGGGAAACGGGCGAAGCGCCTGGAACGGCTCCAGAACCGAACGCGATGGTGCTTGATCAATAAAGAGGGTTGGGACTATCTCCGGGAGATCGCGGATGTGAAATGGGACGCGGTAGTGGTCGATGAATCTACGTTCCTGAAGAATCCCCGGAGTAAGGTCAGCAGCTTCTTTGTCCGGGAGTTCCGTGATGCTCGATTCCGCGCGGTCCTCTCCGGGACTCCTGCGCCGGAGAGCGAATTGGAATACTATCAACAGCTCCGTTTCCTCGATCGCACCCTCATACACGAAGACAATTACTACCGGTGGCGCGATCGGCACTTCGTACAATCAGCGCGATCGCGCCGTTGGTACATCCAGTCCGCCTACCGGGAAGCGCTCGGACACGTGCTGGCGCGTAGTTGTCTCTTCATCAAGCGCTCCGACCTTCGTTCAAACGAAAAGGTATACTTGGTGCGGAAGGTGCCGATGCCGCCGAAGCTCCGAGAGCGGTACCGCACGGTGGAGGAGGAGTTTGTATTGGAAGTCCCGGAGCTCGGGGAGGAGAAGCGGACGATCTGGCCGATGCAACGCTACATCTGGCTCCGGAACCTTTGCGCCGGAGTGGTGGACGGGAAGCTGCTCTGGGACAGAAAGATACGGGACCTGATCGAGTACCTAGACACGGAGCTCCACGGACAGAAGGCGGTCGTATGGTGCTCGTTCATTCAGGAGATTCGCGTCATTACACGGCTCCTCGGGTCCCGCTCCGCCCCGATCTACAGTGGCGTGTCCCCCGCCCAACGAGAGTCGATCCGCCGCGACTTCCAACAAGACAAGCTCCAGTGGATCGTCGCTCAGCCGGAGACATTTCGTCACGGGACGGATTTGAGCGCGGCCGATAGTGCTCACTACTTCAGCACTCCCACGGGGCTGGAGACGCGACAGCAGACGGAGGATCGGCTCATCAATCTCGATCTGGAGCGGGTTGCGCTCTACGTCGATTGGGTGGTGGAGGACTCGGTGGAGGAGTCGATACTGGAGAGCTTGAGACGCAAGGAGCGCTCCAACGCAATGATGCTTCGGATCGTTCGGGACGCGCGGAGGAGGGTGTATGGCTCGGCAGTTCATTCATAATTTCCTGGCGATCGATCCCGGTGTGAATACGGGATGGGCCTACTGGGGAGAGGGAGATCAGCTGGATCCGAAGTTCACCGGAATCTTCCATGCGCCGAAGGCTGAGATGGGATTGGAGCAACGGCTGAAGGAGATGTACAGCCAGTTCCAACGCCTCGTTGAGTGGTGCAAGCCTCTCAACTTCGTCATCATCGAGGGAACTGAGGATTGGGGCACGGCGCAATCGCGCGTCTCCTCCGCCTCCGGAGCTCTCCAGCTGTTGTCGTATCTGGTCGGAGGATACGCGGCGCTCTCCCCAGCGTTCATTATCCGGATGCCGAGGGAGTGGAAGGGCGGACTCAACAAGAAGGCGCTGGAGCTCCGGATCGAGCGCGCACTGGGCAACGGGGTCCGGTTCCCGGAGCATACGCGGGAGGCGGTTGGGTTGGGACTCTCGTTGTTGGAGGTGTTGTGAAACGTAGACGATTGGAGCATTGCCGGCGGTGCGGGCTCTGGGAGTTCCGGCGCTATGTCGTGCGGGGACGGGGAGAGCTGCCGTGCGATGTGTTGGAGATCGGTGAGGCTCCCGGCCGGACGGAGAATCTGACTGGAATAGCGTTCCACGGCCGCGCGGGAAAGCTCTTGGACCGGATGAACCTAGCAGCGAACCTCGATCGGTACCGCTTGTACATTACGAACGTTGTAATGTGTCGGCCGTGCGAAGGGAGAATCGCGCCGAACCGAGAGCCGTTGTCTGAGGAAGTACTGATGTGTATGGCGAACGTGCGATGCGTGATCGAGGAGGCGCGGCCGAAAGCGGTGGTGCTCCTCGGGGAGATCGCGCAACGGTACTACGGCCGTGAGTTTCCTTACGCAGTGAAATGCTATCATCCCTCATACCTTCTCCGGACCGGATCGGAGACTTCCCCTGACTGGTGGAAGGCGATCCGGATGCTGGAGGCGGTTCACAGGAGGTTGGAGCGCCATGAAGTATTCAATGCGCCGTGACGGGATCACCCAGTCGATGATCAACAACTTCCTCAACTGTCCGATGATGGGACTGTTCGCGCTGGAGTGGGAGGAGAACAGCGTGGAGGATCGGGTGCGCTTCGGGAACATCGTTCACTACGTCCTGGAACAGATGCACCGGGGCCGGGGAACGGGGCCGGAGTGCGTCGCGGCGTATCTGGAGGAGGCGCGGGAGGAGTTGTCGCTGGGGCTCCATCTGGATGACGAAGCGGTGGAGCTCGATTTGGCGAAAGCCGAAGCCGTGATGGATGAATACGTGATTGCGCGTCCCGAGGAGTTCAGCGGAAAGGTCTGGATGGACGCGGAGATGGTGTTTGAACTCGATTGGATGGGGTACAGACTCCGGGGGAAGATTGACGCGCTCTACGTAGACAAGAAGGGTGCTCAGTGGATCATGGAACACAAGACGCGGGGAAAGATCATCGAGGACCGGTTGATGAGGTTGTTGGCGATCGACTTCCAGATCCAGCTCTACCTCCTCGCGTGGGAGGCGTGGAAGGGTCAACGGCTCCGAGGCGTCACGTACAATATTATCCGGAACCCAGGGACCAGGCCTCACCTCGGAGAAGGACTCCTGGAATACAAGGAACGGCTCCGAAAGGAGATCAGCCGGAACCGCTCTCACTTCTTTCACCGCTTCCCGATCAAGTTCACGATCCGGGATCGGGATGAGTTCGAGACAGAGCTCCTGATGAAACTGGCGTATGTGGAGAGAATCCTTTGTGGCCATCAGGTACCGTTCCGCAATCAGTCCTCTTGCTACCAGTGTGATTACGTTGATCTGTGCGTGGCGGGGGAGCGCGGAAAGTATCACAAGCGAGAGCTGTTCAAAGAGTTGAGGTGAGCGTGGCGATCGTTCGGACCAACCAACCGATATGGAAACCGAGGACCGTGATCTGTCCAAAACACGGACTGCGGATGAGGCTCCGCCGAACGACAAAACACCGGTATGAGGACGGTCGGCCCAAGTGGTTCTACTACTGTCCCAACTCAAGGAGGTGTGCAATGGCTATCGTGAAAAAGGAAACGTTGAAAAGCGCTGGAGGGACTTCATCAGCCGTGAAGTCCACGATCTCCGGCGGGACATCGATCACGGAGGCTAGACGGCGGCGACCTCCTGCGCCGTTGTTCGCGTTGCCGACGGAGCGTTGTGTCCCCTCGGGACAACTCGGGGACTTCACATGGCTTATCTACGGAGCGAAGGGGATCGGGAAAACCTCCCTGGCCGCGCAGATGGACTCCCGAGGCGGCAAGGTCCTGTTCTGTATGTTTGAGCCGGGGAAGGGCGATCTGTCGATCTTTGCCACCCCAGTGATCACCGATTGGTCACAGTTCAAGAACGTAGTATCCCAGCTGGAGACGGACAAGCAGGGATTCACCACGGTGGTGATCGATCCTGGCTCTACCGCCTACAAGCGCTGTTTGGAATACAGCTGTCGGGAGCTCGGGATCATTCACCCAGGACGTCAGAAGGATTACGGTGCCAGTTGGGATCGGGTGAACACGGAGTTCCAAGAGATTCACGGCCGGATTGCGGCGTTGGATATGGGCTTTATCGTCCTGGCCCACGACAAGGACGCGGAGATTGAGAGGAGGGACGGAGCCAAATTCAACAAGACGGTTCCTGTGATGTCGGGAAGCACTGAGGAGTTCTACGCCGGAATCATCGACATCATCGCATACTTTGAGTATGTGGGACAGGAACGGTGGTTGAGGATTCGGGGTGATGAGTACACTCAGGCGAAATGCCGCTTGGATACTCACTTTCGCACTCCTGCGGGAGAGCGCGTGGTGAGGATTCCGGCGGGAGAGTCGGCGGAGGAGGCGTGGGCGAACGTGGTATTGGCCTTCCAGAACAAGCAAGCTAAGACCTATGCAGATCTGTAGGCGCGGATACCGCTTCATCTCAACTCAAAGGAGGCTGCGATGAGCAGCACGATGCAGGAACGGATCGCGGCGATGCGACAGACGGTTGCCGCCGCACGCAAGAACATCGACACCGGCGGATTCACTCCGCTGGACGTCGGCGTGTACGTCGGAGCGCTTCAGAAGCTGGAGCCGAGGGAGGCGCGCAAGAGCGGCAAGTCTCAGATATACCGAGAGATTGTCGTGACGGAGGGGGACGATGCCGGCAAGTCCCAGAAGGACTGGATGAACCTCGAACACGAGGTTGGGCTGGCGATCGCCTGTCAGTTCATTGCGAAGCACGGTGCGGTCGCGGTGGACGGCGACTTGCTGGACATCACCGGAGTCGGCCCCGAGGACGTGTTTGATCTGGAAGCCTCGGAGACGCAGGGCAAGCTGATCTACGGTCAGCTGTTCCTGAAGGTCTGCCGAGCGCTGGAGGAGGCTCAACCGGTCTACCGGTTTGAGATCACCCATCGTCCTCGGGAACAGGGCGGTGTGTTCGCAGATGCCGATGTGTTGGAAGTGAAGATGCCGGAGGAAGCGGCTCCCGCTCCGGCTCCTGCTCCTGCTCCCGCAGCTCGGGGTCGGAAGGCTCCCGCAGCTCGCAAGGCGGCTCCCGCTCCGGAGGACGGCAAGGAGGAGCTGATCGCTTTCGCCAATCGTCAGAACGTTGAGGTGAATGACGGGATGACGTTGGATCAACTCACGAAGGCGATCGGGGAGTTTGAGTATCCGATGGTCGGCGTGAGTGATGAGCAGCTGGTTGGTATCGGCTACAAGTCCGACGAGATCAACCACGATGCGATGATCACCACGGAGGAGGCGGCGTTGTTGGAGTCGCACGGGCTCTCCGAGGCGATCATACGGCCGGTGGCCGCTGCCGCCGGACCGAGGCGGCGCAGTCGGAAGTAGAGAACGGAGGAGAGGGGCCGGAGCGATCCGGCTCCTCTCGTTCTATATGCCAAAGCGCCGATCACGTGTCGTCCAAGGATTCGATACCGAGACAACGGGTCTCAACCCGTATCAGGGCGATCGCATATTCTCATTCTGTATCGCAGACGCAAAGGATATCTTGAACGCCTCCTCATTGACGGAGGCGGCGCGGTCCGTCTACATCGAGCGGGTCAAGATCGGTTGTCGCAGTGAGTTGTTACAAGACTGGTTGGATGATACGTCGATCGAGAAGGTGGCCCACCACCTGAAGTTTGATTACTCTATGCTCGTTGTGGGAGGGTATCGAATACCGGAGGACACCGTGTGGCACTGTACGATGGTTGCCAGTCAGGTCCTCCGAAACCTCACCCGTGAGCACGGGCTCGATACCCTCACACACGAGCTTGGAGGGGACCCCGGCGGGACCTGGATGATGCTAGATCGGAAGATCGAACGGTTGGGTGAAGCCTACGGAGGCTATCATAATATCCCCGAGCATCTGATGCGTCAGTATCAGGCGGCGGACGGAATCCGCTTGATGTTATTGTACCATACCCTCATCCCAGAGCTCCGCCAAGACCCGAAGCTATGGGCGGACTACCGGAATGAGATCGATCTAGTCCTGGCGGTACAACGGATGGAACAACGAGGGATGCTGTTGGATGAGGACGGGGTGAGGGATACGTTGGCGCGTTGTGAGCGGGAGCTAGATAAAGCGCGGGACGATCTGGCGCTGTTGGTAGGACCGGAGGAGTATTTCAACCTGAGCTCGGATCACGATGTGCGACGGCTTCTGTTTGAGCGTTTCAAGCTCCCCATAATCAAGTACACCAAGACCAACCTTCCCTGCGCCGACAAGGACGTCATCGCAGAGCTCCGAGAGAATCATATGCACGAGTCGCTCAACATTGTTCAGCGCTACAAGTCCTACAAACGCGGGCACAGTATCATCAGCGGATACCGGGAGCTTGCGGATTCCGGTGGCTATATTCACTCCAGTATCAATACCAACGGAGCGAACCGGACCGGGAGACTCAGCTCAGAGAATCCGAATCTACAGAACGTCTCCAAGGACAAGAACAGGAAAAATCCCTACATAGTGTCCGCACGCGGTTGCTTCCGCGCTCCGTCGGGATGCGTGTTACTCGATGTGGATCAGAGCGGGATCGAGATACGAATGATCATCCAGGCGGCGGGACCTAGCAAGATGATGACGCTCCTCCAGCGTGGCGAGCACCCCCATCTGGTGGCCGTTCGGGGCTTTTACGGGGAGCGCTTCCGCTCCAAGTCCGAAGACAAGGACGTGTATGATGCGGGGAAGAATGGTCACTTCTGTATTTGTTACGGCGGGGAGTTGGAGACTTTCGCCTCCACGGTAATGCTACCGATGGGGGAAGCGGAGAGAGCCTACAATTGGTATTGCAGTGAGTTCCCTGAGATAGCGGAGCTGGCGAACCGAGGAGCAGAGGAGGTCCGGCGAACCGAGAAGATCGTGACTCCGTTCGGCCGAACGCTCCGCATTCCTCACGGGAAGCACTACGCTTGGCTCAACTACTATATCCAAGGAACCGCCGCAGGAGTCATCAAACGTGGAATCGTTCGCGTGGATGACTACCTCCGGAGGCGTTGGACGGGGAAAGCCTGGTTGGTGTTGACCGTGCACGACAGTATCCTGATCGTGTTCGACGCGGAGACGTTCTACAGGAATCAGTTGGAGGTGTATCTTGCCGTAAGTAATCTGATGACCCATATACCGGAGGTCGATGTGAAGCTTGATGTGGAATGGAAGCTCACGGAAGGTCGCTGGAATGAGGCCAAGGAGTTCGATCCGCGCCCAGGGGCGCAAACACGACTCGCAGTGTAATGGGAGGAGCGATGAACCGACGGAAGCAACGCAAACCAACTTCACGGGAGCTAGTCCGCACGCTCATCGACAAGTGCGGACTCCCGCCCAGCAAGCGCACGGTCAATGTCTTGAGCCGTCAGCAGCTGGCGGAGCTCGTGATACACGTAGACAATCAGGAGATGCGCATCCATCGAGCGGAACAACACGCGGAGCTAGACACGGATGCCTCTCCGGCGACGACAAAGTGATCCCATATTAGCCTTCCGCCAGCACGGCTTCCGGGAGCGCAAGAAGTCCCTGGACGGCTCTCAAGCGGTCGGTGATTGTCCGTTCTGCGGACGGCGGGATCATTTCTACGTGAACCTAGAAACCAAAGCCTGGGACTGTAAGGACGGCCGTTGCGGTCGGTCCGGCGGCTTCCAGACCTTCCTGCGGGAGATCATCCGTTTCTCCCGAGAGCTCCCCGAGTTGGAGAGCCTTCTGGGGGAGCTCTCCGCCGATCGCGGGATCGCGGTAGAGACTCTGGAACGGTTCACCGTGGGATATAACCGGAACACCTCTGAGTATCTGATCCCCGTCTACTACCAAGAAGCCGGGGACACCAAAGTGTGGGATATACGGCGCGCAGTGAGGCACGTTGCAAAGGACGGGAAAACGTCCTATCAAGTGATGAGCACCGCTGGGTGCCAGTTGGGAATCCTCGGATGGGAACAAGTCCCGGCATTCCAACGGCTTTGGATCTGTGAGGGCGAATGGGATGCAATGGCGTGCGCGGAGTTGCTACAGAGACTCGGGATACAGGGAGACTTGGCGTTGGGGGTACCGGGAGCGGGGGTGATGAGATCTCAATGGCTTCCCCTGTTCCAGAAGCACGAGGTGATCGCGGCTTACGATGCAGATGAAGCCGGACGTCAGGGAGCTCTCCGCACGTTCAACCTCCTACACAATCGTGTAGGCGCGTTACAATTCGTACACTGGGGAGAAGTCCGGGATGGTTACGATCTCCGGGACCTATACCGGGAGCGGGGCACGGAGGCGTTTGACTTCCTTGTCAATCGTCTTCATCCGTCTCCCGAGGGAGTGGCGGTCGCGGAGGTTGCCGACAACGTCCGACACCGTCACAAAGGTCCCGGACTTCCGGCGGAGGAAGTGTACCGCCGGTTCACCAAGTGGCTCCATATGGAGGATACAACGCTGATTGACGTGGTGTTCGGGACCGTGATCGCCAACCGTCAGGAAGGCGATCCCATCTGGCTCCACATTGTAGCGCCTCCTGGCGCGACCAAAACGGAGATGATCCGTGCGTTGGACGGAGCTCCTGACGTGGTCTACCGGAACACTCTAAGCGCCAAGAGCCTCATCAGCGGTCAGATCGCGGCGGGAGGTGCGGATCCCTCGCTGTTGCCAAGACTTCATGAACGGTTGTTGGCTATCGAGGATTGGACCACGCTGATGTCGCTCCCGCCGGTCTACCGGGAGGAGATATTCGGAGTACTGCGGGCGGCGTTCAATGGGAAGTTTGAACGAGATTACGGCAACGGACGTTACGTGAATATCGAGTGCCACTTTGGTATGATCACCGGGGTGACTCCCGCCATCGAGCACAACGCGGAGCTCCTGGCCTCCCTCGGTCCCCGTTTCCTACACTACGCACCGAGAATCCCGGATGATATAGACGGCCGCAGGGTGTTTCTCCGGAAAGCCCAAGCGAATCGCGGCCGGGAGACGGAGATGCGCAAGGAGCTTTCCGAGACGGCTCAGCGCTGTCTCACTCATCCATTCGACGTAGTTCCAGAGATACCGGAAGGGATTGCGGAACGGATACAGGACTTGGCGCTGTGGAGCTCGATGATGCGGGGAACCGTCCCCAGGGAGCGCTTCGGGATACATAAGGAAGTCGTCAACCAGCCGTATTGGGAGCTCGGAACGCGGCTGGTGAAGCAATACACGAAGCTGATTGACGGGATCGGACGATTCAAGCGCCTGGATAGGATCGGAGAGGCGGAATACGCTGAAATCAGGGAAGTGGCGCTCAGTACGATACAGACGGAGCGCCGGCAGATAGTCCGGACCGTGTGGCGGCGACAGGAGGGTTGGACCACGGCGGAGATAGCAGAAGCGACGGGATTGCCGCGATCGCCGCTATGCGAACGGACGGCGGAGACGTTATCAATGCTGAAGGTGCTGAAACAGGAGCGAGGATTGAAGGGCTTGCGCAGCACGTACAAGTATCGGCTGTCTGATGCGTTCCGGAAACTCACCGAGGAGTCCAAAGTATTCTACACTCACACAAAGGGAGGACCCAGATGGCGATCAAGAAGGTAGCGCCGGGATCGACAGCGTTCCCACGAACTGAGAGAGCGGAGGCTGCAACGTTTGAACGTAAGTCCCCGGAGACGTTTCAAGGCTCCGGCCGGTTCCCGTTCGTTCCGGCGGGAATGATGGAACAGCTGTGCGTCCCGATCGACTCCGTAAAGCTCGATCCCCGGAACGCGCGGGTGAACGAGAAGGCGGTGCCGAAGTTGGCGAAGCTGATCCGCATCAACGGAATGCGGAAGCCGATCGTTGTGGATCAGGACAACGTGATCCGCGCCGGGAACACGACCTGGAAAGCGTGTAAGCTCCTCGGGATGTCGGTTATCCCGGTGGTGGTGAATGCGTTTGAGTCGGAGACGGCGGCGATCGCCTACTCCCTCAGCGACAACAAAGCCCACGAGTTCAGCGGTTGGGATCAGGAGGTACTTCAGGCGCTGATGTCCTCAGGGCAGATGCCCTCTCAGGAGTCCGTGGGGTTCAATGATAAGGAGTGGAAAGGGCTCCAGCTGTCCGACGCACCGCCGGAGGAGTTACAGACGGTAGAGGTATCCGGCGCGATTAAGGGCCAAGGGGAGTTCGTCATAGTCCGGTTCGATGACTCCCAGCAGTTGAGTCGGTTCAAGTTGAAGTTCGGGATGGGGAAGTTTGAACGCGCAATCGACTTCTCCAAACTCAATCTCTCGATCTAGGGGAGTTTGTCTATGCGGAGGACGATAGAGATAGAGGGGATGGCGGCGCTGGAGATTGATACAGCGTGGTACGCCGAACGTCTTTTCCACGACAAGTGGTCCGACAACAGCTATCTCCTCAAGACCTTCGCACGCCCCCAACGTGCCGCTCGGAAGTACATCTGCATGTTGGACGTGTTCGGCCGTATCGATCGTCAACCGGAGACGGTATTGGATCTGTTCACTGGGGTGGGCGTCTGTCTGCGAGCGGTCGGGAGGCTCTGGCCGGGAGCGGAGGTGAGGGCGCGGGATATCGATCCGGTGAGTGGAAAGATTGTACAACGCAATTTCAACGGCGTATCGTTCCGTTGTTGTGATTCGATCAACGGTCGGGAGCCGGGAGCCGATCTAGTCCTCGGGGACTTCTATCAGTTCACCGTGCTCGATGTCCTACGGGAGTCCGAGAAGGCGCGTTGCGTCCAATCCTACCTGCGCCAAGGATGTGGCTATTTCGTGTTGACCGACTCCGCTATATATCGACTCCATCTGAACGCGGGGTGGTACTCCTCCGCCTTCTCTCGCAGCGTCCGGAGCCCCGGTGACTATTACCGCCTCCTGTCGGACGTTCTGGGACGGCCGGAAGGTTATACCATACGGCACGTCGCCTATACACACGAGGCGTCTTACGTGTTACTCCAACTTGGATATCGCGGAGAGTTGACTACTACGCGATGGAGGTGAGGAATGAAATATGAGGAAGCGATTGATCTCTTACAGCAGGACGTAGTCAGGGCCGAAGCGGAACGCGATGAGGCTCAAGCGCTCCTGTTGGAGATCGAAAAGCACACGCGGCTCACGGACAAGAATGCGATGCGGTTCACCTCTACATTTCCGGAGGAGGTGTACGATCGGTTCCACAAGTATATGGTCCGGCTCCGCAAGACTCGGGGAGGGAAGTGATGCCTGTTATCAAATCGATTGACGTTTGGGATGACGGGAAGTATCGAAAGTTCTGCCGTGCGGAGCTGCCGATGAAAACCGGAGAGTGCGGGATCGATCCGGAGAAGGGTGTGTGGGAGGAGTGGTTGATTGGGATGGTGAGGAACGCGCGGCCGGAAAATCGAAAGCCGATGCGCGTGTATCTCAAGCCCACCCCCCACGTCATCCGGGATCAGAACGTTCCGCTGCGTGGCTGGTACAAGTCGAAAGTAGAGCCCAAGGGTGTTCGGCCCCGTCCCTGCTACACTGAGGCGCTTCTCACTCAGCCTTACGGTGGACGTTGCCCGTTGAACTGCGTGATGTGCTACATCAACAACGGCGTTCGTGGCTACCGGGGACAAGGTATCTCGGTAGTCGATCCGGAGTATCCGGTGAAGATCGAGAAACAGCTGAGCGAGATGAACTTTGGGTGGGCGGCGTATATCTCGGGATACACGGAGCCGTTCCAGCCATTGGAGGAGGTGTACCACAACGTGGAGCAACTCAGTGAGGTGTTGACCTCCTACGGGCTTCCGATCTTCTATCTCACGCGACGGATTCCCCCGGACTGGGCTGTGAAGTATCTGAAGCGGAGCCGGTTCAGCTATATGCAATACAGTATCATCACCTGCGACCAGGAGGATCATCGGAAGATCTGCCCCCGGGCGGCGCTCCTCGATGATACGTATCGATCGATCCGAGAGCTCCGCGATCAGGGCATCTACATCTCCATTCAGGTCGATCCGATCATCCCAGGTATCACCTCTCAGGAGCAGGTCGTGGAGCTCATCGGACAGCTGGCGAGAGCCGGAGCTCATCACTTGATCTTCAAGTTCGTGGAGATGGTGGAGAGCGCCGCGCCAGTGATGATGTACCGGATGAAGCGGTTGTTTCCGGATCGCTGGGAGCGGTTCGCGGAGCTCTGGTGTGAGAACATTGGGAACGTCCGCAACATCCGGGAGAGCTACCGCGTAGAGAGTTTGAATCTCTACAAGCACGCGTGCGAGATGAACGGCGTGACAATGTCGCTGTGCTTTGAGTTCTGCTATGAGCGTGACGCGGCCGGGAACATCATGGACAAGACCGGCGTCAATATGGGTCCTCGGTTCTTGACGGCCGATCAGTGTCACGGGCAGCGGGTCCCGATCCATATCAAGCACGAGGGGCGATTTGTCCCGTGGGACGTCTGTCCTCCGAGCGGTTGTCTGTACTGTCGGGAGGCGTGCGGATCGGATATTCCTTGCGGTGTGCCGTATCTAGCTGAGGCTCACGCGTTGAAGCCGGAGGACTATCGGCGGGAGTACTGGAGGACACGATGAAGTACCACGAAACGTTGATGCCGGCGTTCATCCGCTTCGCCATCGAGCACAAGGAGTCCGGCGATATCGATCCGGTCTACCCCGTCCTGTATCACGTACAGCGGATGCGGGCGATGACCCGAGAACAAGCCATCTGGCACACGCTGCTCTATCTGACGTGGTATCACCTCGGGTCGGCAGAGCTTGTGATTTGCGTGAATAGGGACGCGGTATTGTTCCCTTCGCTGAGAGCGCTGCCGACGGGAGTTGAACGGCGGGGATTCCGGGGTATGGGTGGAGCGGAGAGGGCGGCGGAGTTCCTGAATTGGATGATCCAGAACCGTAAGCCATTCTCCCAGTGGCTGGAGGAGGTGACCGCGCCGGGAGGAATGGCCGGGTGGGAGGCGTTGTACCGAGACGTACAGACGTTCCCTCACTGTGGGAGTTGGGCGGCGTTCAAGTGGTGTGATCTGTCGCGGAACGTCCTTGGCTGCTCGATCACGTCCCCGGATATCGGATTGGGCGGCGGGGGGAAATGCGCGGGACCCGTCCCAGGACTCTCCCTGTTGACGGGACGGCCGTGGGGGGAGTGCGCGAAGTCCCGAGCGCTTCAGGAGGAGTTTTACAACTACTGCCTTCGGTGCGAGGTGCCGTGGGAGGGGTGGGAGGAGATGGAGACGGCGCTTTGCGATTTCAACAGCCTGGTACACGGCCGGTACTACGTGGGGCACGACATCGACAAACAGATGGAGGATCTGAGCGCCTGTCCCCGAGTGTATTGGGAGGCGCGGCGCTTCGCTTTCCCTCGATCGTATCTCGGAGAGGTGATGGGCTGGAGTGGAGTTCGCAATAAGTTGAAGGGAACGTTGAGAGGAGTAAAAGTTGAACATAACGTTCCGCCGTCCGCTTGTCCGATGGAGGGAGGGATTGCTTGAAGCCAATCACTAAGTTCAAAGTCATACGCCGTCCGGGGATTCGCGGTTGGTTCTGGCTATGGGGGAAGGCGCGGACCGGTATAGTAAGGAAGGGCGTGCGGCGTTGGTATCGGGTGCCGTTGGGCGTTGAGATACTCTGTCCCCGGAACGTCCAGCGGGTCGGCTTCGGGAGTTACAAGGAAGCGTTGTTCTTGTTGATCGTTCTCTATCGAGGGAGACAAACCAATGCCTAGACTACTGGCGATCGGGGGAGCCCCGGCGACGGGAAAAACGACACTGGTGGCGGAGCTCGTGAAGCGTTGTGCGGCGGTCGGGACGGTCCGGAAGATGAGAGCGCTGGAGTTCCATATGGCCGAGGTGACGAACGGCCCCGCCCAGGGCCATCTCATCTACTTCCTTGGACGCTACGATCCGGAGGCGGGAGAGTTCGCCGGGACCGATCGGCTGTCCATGGCCGTCCACGAGGATGCGCTGTACTTTCTGAATGGGCTCAGCAATGCCGATGACACCGTGGTGTTTGAGGGTGACCGGCTGTTCTGCGATTCATTCTTGGATGGGCTGCAGGCGCAGGAGCGGTTGCACTTGGTCCTGTGGGTGACTCCCTCAGTGCTGGCTGCGCGGAGGGCCGCAAGAGGCTCCGTGAATCAGACAGAAACATTCCTGCGCGGCCGGGACACTAAATACATGAACATGATACGGAGCCGGGGCGACATCACCACGGTCCGGTTTGACACCGAGGCCGATTTTGAGCGGGTGATTGGCCTGTGTGCCACTTTCATATTTGCAGGGAGGACTGAATGACCAAACAGAGATTCTACGGCTCACCGAGATGGACCGGGGAAGTGCTGGACTGTTCAATGCCGATGACGTTTGACCAATACTCCCGGTGCAGCTACAACTGCCTGTACTGCTTCAGCTTTTTCCAACGGGGCATCCGGCACCTGAACTGGCTCCTGAACAGCGGGGGCACTCGCAAGCTGTACACGGAGGAGAGGCCGGACCCGGTCAACGTGGAAGCACTGGGCAAGCTGTTCCGGGGAGAGACCAACAACATGTTCAGCCAGTACATTGCGGATCGGTACTGGATGCAGTGGGGTGGGCTCTCGGACCCGTTTGATGAGTTTGAACGTCAGATGGGCGTTGGGCTCCAGCTGCTGGAGCTGTTCGCGGAGCTCCGGTATCCGGTCTGCTTCAGCACGAAGGGCACTTGGTGGACAGAGGACGATCGGTATATGACGCTATTTGCGCGGAACCGGGATATTTGGAATATGAAATACAGCATCATCAATCTCGATCGGGACCGCTCCCGCGCGATTGAGATGGGCTGTCCGTCGCCGGAGGAGCGGTTGGAGGCGCTGGAGACGCTGGCGGCGGTAGGGGTCCCGGTAACGCTTCGGCTCCGACCGTTCATCATTGGGCTGTCGGACGTAGGGGACGAATACCTGGAGCTGATACGCCGCGCGGCGGCGGCGGGAGCTCGGGCCGTCTCTACGGAGTTCTTCTGCGTGGAGCGGCGGATGACGAAGGACGGTCGTGCGCGGTTCGATCGGATATCGGAGGCGCTGGGAATTGATATCGTCGACTTCTACCGCCGGAACACCCCGAACGCGACTGGCTATATGCGGCTCAACCCGAAGATCAAACAACCCTACGTCGACAAGATGGAAGCGCTTTGCCGACGGCTCCGGCTCCGGTTTTACGTCTCCGACGCCCATCACAAGGACCGGTGTTTCAACGGCTCGTGCTGTGGGCTCCCGGAGACGGCGAAGTATCACCGGGGCCAGTTCACTGAGGCGATCGTAATAGCGCGGCGGTGCGGAGAGGTACACTTCAGCGATATCCGCGATCACATCCTGCCGTGCTTCCGGACGCTGCGTGCGGTGGAGGCGGTGAACCTCGTGCGGGGCTCCCCGTCCCAGCGTGCGCGGTTCTACCACTACACGATGTTCGACCTGATCCGGTACTACTGGAACAGCCCCAACGAGGCCAAGTCTCCGTATCGGTACTTTGGCGGTGCGCTGTGGCCGAGTGGGGTAGATTCAGAGGGAGACGTGGTGTATGTGTATCGTGGTTATGGGGACCAGTGAAGTTGTGGAAGCGCTGGGGGTTACGCGGATTGACGCCGTAAAAACGTTCGGTATCAGAATGGGGGTACATATATCTTGTTATGTTTTCTTTACTAAGTAGAATATAAGTAAGTAGAGTAACAGTCACTTAGGGGTAGTAGCACTGTATAAGGTCGAACGTTTTTACGGCGTGCGTTTTGGTAAGTGGTTGAAAGCGCCGGGAGGTAGGGGACGTTGATAGAGCGGTTTGCCATAACGGATGCGGGATCGCTGGTTTTCGGGATTCGATTCAAACCCGATAACGCCGTGCGAAGGCTATGGGGGACGGCGGAGGTGGTGGGGTACGGGAGGGACGCGGCGGCGATGGAGACGGTGATCGAGGAGGGATTGAGGAAGTCGGCGGGAGCGGCGAAGTGGACGGGGAAGGGACGTTGTATCTATCGGATGAGGATACGAAGGGCGGAGCTTGGAGAGGCGTTGAAGCAGTTACGGGACTCCGGATTCATCATTGAGCAGGTCACCTCGCTCGGGAGGTTGATACGATGAAGCGCGTATTGAAGGCGCTCTGGTTGTTCTGGCGGTACGCGGTGATCTCTGGGGCGTTCTATCCTACGGTTCCCGTCCGGGTGTTGTGGCGGTTCGCCTGGCGGATGGCTGAGTGGAAAGGAGAGCGGCGAAGATGATTATCAATCGGAAGCACTTGTTGCTGGAGCGGGTGGTGAGCGACGATGGGATGTTACAGTTGAACCGAGACGGCTCCGCTGTGGCGACGAACAAGAAAGTGTTTATGGCGGTGGAGGGTGTAGGGTACAAGGAACGGGTGAACGTCCCGCTGAAGGGTGAGGAGCTCGGGATGGAAGCGGTGTCTATGTCGGACGGGACGGCGCGGGAGATACTGAAGAACGTTCCGCGTGATAAGCTGTTCCGGGGAATACTGGAGCACTTGGACGTGACGGTGGAGGGAGAGGGAGACTTCACTGCGGAGACTACCGACGGCCGACGGAGCCGAACGATACATTGTAGGGCGGCAGGGAGGAGAATGGACCCGAAGCCGATGGTGTCGCGGATACTCGGGGTGCTCGATCGGGGCACCGTCCTATGTCTCAACCGGAAGCGGCTCTTGCTGCTGTTAGAGGCGATGGAGCGAGTGGCTGAGGATGCCACCGAGGAGTCCCCGGTGTGGATAGGGCTCGGGGAGGGGGGGGATGTGGCGCTGAGGTGTCTAGATTGGGCGACGGGGCGAAGCGTCTTGGGGTATATGTCGGCGTATCGGGAGGAGGGAGCCCGTCAGCCTCCGGCGACTTTCTGGGAACAGTCGATGTGGACCGGAGCGAAACACAAACCAAGGAGGAGGAGGAGCCGCAATGCACAGACTACCGAGGGATAGACACTTGAAGCGCGTTTGGAAGCGATGCCGCCGTTGCCGTACAACTCAGAAGGTACACCGCGCGGCGAAGTATTGCCCGTTGTGTGCGGAGCGGGGGAAAACCGGATTGATGGAGCCGTTGTTACCGGGGAGGTGAAGTATGAACTGGTTGTGGCCGTTCCGGAAGCGCTCCGCCTCTCCTCGATTGGAGTTCGTGCCGGAGTTGGAGAAGATCCGGGAGATAGCGGGGACGAAGCGTGTGACGATGTCGGGAGCGGAGTTCGCGGCGATGATTCATGAGAGGAGGAAGCCGTGCGCGCGATGTCGATACCGGGAGAGGTGTCGGAGTCGGAAGCGTCGGCGCTCCTGCGTGGCGTATCGTGAATGGGTTGCGTCGCGGCCCCGAAAACAGTAGTATATAGGACAGGAGGCGGGCAAAGATGGGCATGATCGAGGGAGGGTGATATGATGCGGGGACCGATGTTGCGGGTGGACAACAGTGCGACGCTCCGAGCGATGGCGCGAATCTCCGAGCGTCAGTTCCCGTTCGCCTTCGCTCGTGGGTTGACTACGCTGGCGAAGATGGGACGGTTGGCGGCGCAGCGGAGGACTCGCGCGGAGTTTGACCTGAAGACGGAGTTCATCCCCCAAGGCATCACCATCCAGGCCGCTCGGAAGTCGGAGCTTCGGACAAGGGCTCGCACCAATGCCTACGTCCTCACGAAGCCCCGGATCAGCACGTTTATGCCGGCGCACGAGTTCTCCGCGCTGAAGACTCCTGGAGCCTATAGCGGAGCTTCGGACAAGGGCCGAATGCTGGCTATTCCGGGGCGTGACCTTCGGAAACAGGCCTATCAGACCCGCTCCGGCAAGGTCAAGAAGCGCTATCGGATATCGGAGCTCCTAAAGTGGTACAATCAGCTGAATCCCCGAGAGGCTGCTAGAGCTCAGGGCCAACGCTCCCGCTTCAACCCTCGCACCCCGTTCCTCCTACGGTCTAGCTCCTCGGGGCAGCTGCTAGTCGTGAGGAGGAGGAGTGCGAAACGGGGCGCTCGGTATCCGTTGGAGATTCTGTACGTACTAGTCCCCGAGGCGCGGATACCGGCGCGTTGGCGCTTCCATCCAGCTGTACAGGAGGTCGTTCGCGCCAACTACGTTCGGGTGATGCGCTATTCGATGCTACAAGCTCTGAGGACGGCTCGATAATGAGAGAGCTCGTGTATATCCTCGGGGCGGAATTGATACTCATCGTAGTGTTCACGGTGTTGAGGATTGTATTGGGTGCGGTGGCGTTGATATTCGGAGAGAAGGATGAAGATTGATGAGATATATTCAAAGACTCGTTCACGGGTCCTTCTTGAACAGGGCCGGGAGCGGGTTGCGCCAAGCT